AGTTTATTGTCTAAAGTTTATGGATATATTAGGTAAAGTTACAAGGTTTATTTGGAATTGGATTAAGATTAGTGTTGAGTTTGTTAAAAGTATTACGAAAAAGCTCATAACTCGCATGAGATTTCTATAAGAAAAAAAGAACAAAAACAGAACAAATTGTAATATTTTATTACAAATCAGATATATAATTTATTATAGTTCTACAAAAGTTATACAGAAGGCTCTAGAAGTACTGATAAATATAACAAAGCACATCATTATTAGTAATGTGTCATGCTTTTGCCGGTATTTATCTGGTTTTTAGCTTTTTATTAAAATTAACCACCACCCAGCGACTCCGAACAATTGTCATTGTAAGCCATTTCAACACAAGAGAAATTCTCTAAAGGCTTTTCAATAAGGAAACCTTTTATGTCTTTTCACATAATCGAAAACATAATCAGCATTATCCTTGTATTCATTCTGACAGTAAGTTCTTAAACTATCAGAGCAATTTGTATCGTAACTATTCATAAAATTTTTTACAGAGCTTATGATCTCTATCAATAAAGTTTTCATAAAAAACCTTATAACAAATGGATTGATTAAAGTCGGAATGTTTTTATTGCAACGCAGTTGTGTTGGTGCTGATGAGAAGAATTGAACTTCCTACTTCCATATTACCAATATGGCACTCTACCAATGAGTTACACCAGCTTAAAAGGATTTATAACATGGATTTCACCCTTAACAAAAAAGATTTGCCTCAAGGCACACTACATTCAGATCATACAATACTGAATTGGACAAGAGAACAACAAGAACAAAATAAGAAATGTCTATACTGCGATGCTTGGGGGAGTTTTGCAATACAACCTAAAGACTCTTTTAGAGAGTATTACTTTTTATGTGGAGACCATTACTCAAGTGAAAAAATCGAAAAAAAAATCTAAGAATAAAGCAAATGATGTGTTCGCTATGTTCGTGAAAGAAATGAACGAGAAAACACCTATTAAACAAAATTCAGGGCGTGGGATAGTCAAGGATGAAGCTGTAGCAAGAATACAGGACATTTACAAGGGGGATAAGAAAGAAAATGAATGACATTAAAGATATTAGACCTCTTCTCAGGCATTGGTGGATTTAGTTTAGGTTTAGAAGCTACTGGGCATTTTGAAACAAAAGCCTTTTGTGAAATAGAACCCTACTGCCAACAAATCTTAAAAAAACATTGGCCTGAAGTTCCTATTTTTAATGATATTCGCACATTGAAAGGAACAGATATTGGAACAATCGACATTATTACCGGAGGATATCCTTGCCAACCCTTCTCAGTTGCAGGTAAACAAAAAGCTGAGCAAGATCCGAGACACCTCTGGCCAGAGTATTTTAGACTTATCCAAGAACTCAAACCAACATGGGTTATTGGAGAGAATGTTAGTGGACATATTAAACTCGGTCTCGACTCCGTACTTGAGGACTTGGCGAGTGAAGGTTACTCCACGAGGACATTTAGTATTTCAGCTTCTAGCATCGGTGCAAACCACAAAAGAGAAAGAGTCTGGACTGTGGCGTACACCAGACGCAGTTTCGGGAGGGAGCAATCTTCCAGGTATAAAAAAAGCTCTGGACTCTGGTCATTTGAAAAGACCAAGTGGTCAACAGATACAAGTGAGGTTACAAGATCAAGTGAGAGAACCGAGACTGTGGCCAACTCCAACAACAGAAGTAGCGAACAGAACGACAAAATACAAACAAGGTGGAACACCTCTAACTCTAGCAGTCAGAATGTGGCCTACACCTACGACACAAGAGATAGAACATCCCAACATGAAACTAACTCAGACAGGGAGAAGATTAACGAAGGATGGAAAGAACAGTCATTCTCTGAACCTAGCAGACAAAGTGAATATGTGGCCAACGCCAACAGCAAACGAGGATGCTTGTGGGAAACCAACAGGCAAAATGCAGAAGATGTTAGGCAATCACCCAGAGGTGAGGAAACCTTTGGATGGTGGGACATTGAACCCAGAGTGGGTAGAGTGGCTCATGGGATTCCCAAGAGGGTGGACAGACTTAAATCACTCGGAAACGCAGTAGTACCTCACATACCCTATTACATTGGTCAAGCGATTATAGAAAGCTATCAATGAAAATAACCATTCCATACAAGCCAAGACCTCTTCAGGCAGAAGTTCATAAAGATTTAAAAAGATGGAATGTTTTGGTCTGTCATAGAAGATTTGGCAAAACAGTCCTTGTTATTAATGAACTCATTAAGAAGTGCCTACAAAACAAATTACCAAGACCTAGATATTATTACATAGCTCCTACCTACTCAATGGCTAAGAGAATAGCATGGGATTATCTAAAACATTATACATCTGTCCTTCCGAATATGCAGTTCCATGAAACAGAACTCAGAGCAGATCTTCCTAATGGTGGAAGAATACAACTACTAGGATGTGAAAGAATAGACACCCTTAGGGGGTTGTACATGGATGGTTGTTGCCTTGATGAAGTCAGTCAAATGCCTCCTAAACTATGGACAGAGATTATTAGACCAGCACTATCAGATCGTGTGATTACAGATAAGGATGGCAACTGGAAAGACAATGCTTTTATGATAGCAATTGGTACTCCTGCCGGACATAACGCTTTTTTTGATCTTTATAATCATGGACTCCATAATGAAAATTGGTATGCCCAAACATTTAAAGCTAGTGAAACAAATATTGTAGCAGAACAGGAATTAGCAGAAGCAAAGAAATTAATGCCTCCTGAGATTTATGAATCTGAATATGAATGTAGTTTTGAAAGTGGAGCTATTGGTTCTATTTATGCTTTATCTTTAAACAAAGCAGATAAAGAAAAAAGAGTTACTAAAGTACCCTACGACTCAACTATTAAAGTCGATACTTTCTGGGATTTAGGAATGAAAGATAAAACTGCTATCTGGTTTGCACAGCAAAAAGGATCAGCAATTCATCTTATAGATTATTATGAAAACTCCGGTGAAAGTCTGGAACATTACGCATCAGTCTTAGATGATAAAGATTATATCTACGATACACATTATCTACCTCACGATGCCAAAGTAAGAGAAATAGGAACAGGTAAATCTCGAATGGAGATAGCTCAGTCATTAGGTCTATCAACAAGCATAGTTCCTAAAATGAGTATCGAAGATGGAATCAATTCAGTCAGAATGACACTTTCAAGGTGTTGGTTTGATTTTGAAAAAACAAAAGAAGGCCTTGATGCCCTTAGACAATATAAATGGGCAATAGACGACAAAGGCGTAACAAAAAATAGACCACAACACGATTGGACTTCTCATAGTGCAGATGCATTTAGATATCTTTGCGTAGGACTGCAAGAGACTAAAAGTTGGTCAACAGAAATCAAATATCCAAGATTAGGAATAGTATGAAATTAACAAAAGATAGACTTAAATCACTTATAGGACAAGAGATCACAAACTCTTTAGGTTTTTATGGTAGTGAATTATCAAGTCAAAGAAAAAATGCTCTTAAATTTTACTTAGGTGAACCATTAGGTAACGAAGTCGAAGGTCAATCACAAGTTAGATCTCAAGATATGCTTGAAGTTGTAGAGAGTATTCTTCCATCGATGATGCGTATTTTTACTCAAGGTGAAAGTATTGTTCGATTTGAACCACAAGGCCCAGAAGATGTTGAATATGCAGAACAAGCCTCTGATTTAATGAACCACATCTTTATGAAAGAAAATTCCGGTTACTCAATTCTTCATACTATGTTTAAAGATGCTTTAATTAGTAAAAATGGTTTTGTTAAATATTATTGGAAAACATCCAAAGAACAAAAAAGAGAATCTTATGAAAATCTTAATGAATTAGAATATCAATCTTTATTAGCTGATCCAGAAGTAGAAATTGTTGAAGTAGAAGAAAAAGAAACTGAACTTGATTACAACAATATGGATCAAATGGAAGAAACTTATAATGTAACTGTTAAAAGAGTTAAGGATTATGGGTGTGTTGTAATAGAAAATGTTCCTCCAGAGGCTATGTTAATTAGTAAGACTGCAACTAGCATAGAAAATTCAAATTTTATAGGGCAAAGAGTTTTTAAAACAAGATCTGATCTTATTGATATGGGTTTTGATAAGAAATTAGTTAATGAATTAGGTCCAGCAGACGAAGATATTTATAATACAGAAGCAGTAACAAGAAGATCATATGATGATGAATCTACACCTCAAGATTTTCAAAACATTGATCCATTACTAACTGTTGTGGCAGTCACAGACTGTTATATGAAATGTGATTATGATAATGACGGAATTGCAGAACTTAGACACATAGTTGTAGGGGGTTCTAGTCAAAATGTTTACCAAATTTTAGAGAACGAACCGATTGAAGAAATCCCCTTTGCTATGGTTACAGCAATACCAATGCCTCATAGATTTTTTGGATTATCTATTTACGATTTGATCGGAGATATTCAAGAAATTAAAACTATCCTGCTTAGACAAACGCTTAACAACGCCTATCTACAAAACAATTCTCGAACAGTAGTTGTCGATGGACAAGCCAATATTGATGATCTTTTAAATTCAAGAGCTGGTGGAATTATTAGAGTTAAAAGTCCTGGTGCTGTCACACCTCTCCAAGTACAAAATATGATGCCAGATGGTCTTTCTATGATTGGTAAGATTGATGAAATTAGAGAAGCTAGATCAGGTGTATCAAAAGTCCAAATGGGATTAGATGCAAATCAAATTAACAAATCTCATACTACAGCTACAAGTGCTAATGTGATGATGAACGCTTCAACACAAAGAATAGAACTTTATGCTCGTAACTTTAGTGAAGGTGTTAAAAGAATGTTTCAAGGTATTCTTACTTTAGTTTGTAAACATCAAGATCAAGAAAAAATTATACAACTTAGAGGTAAATTTATTCCTATGAACCCTAGAGAATGGGTTAATCGTTATAATGCTACTGTGCAAATTGGTTTAGGTACAGGCTCACAAGATCAGCGATTAGAAGTTTTAACTAGAGTCTTATCAGTTCAAGAAAAATTAATTTCTCAAGGTGGTATGGGTATTGTTGATCCTCAAAAGATTTACAACACATTAGAAAGATATTTAGAAAATGCCGGATATAAGGATGCTAGTCAGTTTTTTAATAACCCTGCTAATACTCCTCCTGCTCAACCTAAACCACCACAACCTGATCCTACTATGGAATTAGCTAAAGCAGAATTACAAAGACTTCAATCTAAAGATAAAGCTGACATTGAACTCAAGTCAAGAAAACAACAAGCAGATGAACAATACAAATTAGAAAAAATTAACTTAGATCAACAGAAACTAGCAACCCAAGTAGTTAGAGAAACAGACTTTAAAAATATGGAAAAAGAAAAACTCGCAACAAAAATCATACAACAAGGAATTAACTAATGGCATTTACTTCACCCTTTTTTCAAGGCACGCAAGCACAAGGTATTATAGATAATTATGTTAATGCTGGTGGATATAATCAATCCTTCCCATCACCTTCCACTAATCCTTATCTAGTAAACTCAAGTGCTTATGTTCCACCTTCATCACAACCACAACCTGATCCAGATATCCCTAACTGTGAAGAAGCCTATCCAGGAGAAGGTAGAGTTTATGATCCTGTTATGAGTGCTTGTGTCTTACCAGAAGTATCAACACAACCTGAAGGTAATGATCGTGAAGTAGAAGAAGAGCCTTATCAAGGTGTAGGAAGTATTAATAGTCCAACACAAAACGCATTTGGTAATTTAGGTTTAGGCAGTATGTATGGAGGACAAGAAATTTCTAAAAGTGGATTTGGTTTTGATAATTTTAATCAAGGATTGCAAAGTATTTTAGGAATGACTCCACTTGGACTGCCATTAAGAATGGGGAGATCACAAGACATCAATACGCTAATTAATAGTGGAGTTATTGAAAAAGGTTCTGATGGAAAATTAACTTTTGCTAAAGGTGGTAATCTAAACTTAGTAAAAGCCAACCAAGAGTTTGAACAAAACTTAGCAAGACAGCAAGGATTAAACTTAGATGCTGTATCTGCTAATCCTTACATAGATCAATTAGGTAAAGAACAATTTATGGTACAGAGCAGAGGCGATAAGGCC